GTCACTACCAAGTTATTGGAAGACAAAGTCGAGGAAGAGAAGGAAGAACCACTTAAGGAACAGTCAGGAGAAACGTTCGTAAGAATGTTGATGCCGCCCGTGACTAAACGTTTTGGTATTTGGTCTGAGCGAGCAACCTCCTGGTCCGACGTGATGGAAGTCAGGTCTGCTAAGCTTCTTATAAGCAGATTGGACTGGCTGGAAACTTCACGTTGGGCACGATGGACGTCTTATGTACCAACATCTTGGTTTGAGACTAACTGGATGCGTCAACTGGTTTGGTTCACTTATGAAACAACACTACGTAGGCGTATTCGGCGGTCTTATATCAATCACATGTGTTTCATTGCGTTTATTTTCATGCTCTCTGTGAGTGTATCTAAATACTTTCTATTTTTACTACCACTTCCCATGATTGGGATTAGTGGTGTCGTAAATTTCGAAAAGAATAGATTATACTCGGAGTTGGCAGTAGATAATGCATCTATGCCCGAGATAATGAAGAAATATCGCGATGAGCACGTGAAATGGATAACCAAGATATGTGTGCTATTAGCAGGACTTTATGCAGTAGCACAGGTATATAAAGCCATACGGATCACCCCTTCACCGCAGGGAAACCTAGCTCCTACTAGTGAGCAAGAGGTAGCAGAGCGGGATGCAGAGGTAAATCCGTGGGCCGGCGTCCGTATATCACCTATGCCATGCTCGGAGAAATCTAAGACCACGACTCCTGATCGTTTGGAGTCTATGGTCCAGGATAATCTCTGCCATATGTCGGTCACTGTTGACGATAATGGCACGTTGCGCTATTTAAATTGTGACGCGTTTTTCCCCAAGTCTAACATAGCCATCATTCCACAACACATGTGGAAAGCTGATGATATGAAGGCGAGGTTCACAAGACACGATCCCAATTTGATTGGCGGTAACTTCGAGAGCTATCTTTATAGAAAGCATAGTGTAGATATACCAGACACGGATTTGTCCGTTGTCTGGGTCCCCAACGGAGGGGACTGGAAGGATTTGACAGGGTATTTCCCGCTGGAGCGTTTCCAAGACGTTCCTGCTCGATTGACCTATAAGAAGTCTGATGGGACTTGTATAGGATCCCGCCTTATGATGAACGTCGGTCAGGTTGGTACTTATGATCGGGAATTCTTCGGAGCATACTATAATCTTAAGTTTGACACTTTTGATGGTTTGTGTATTGCACCATTGATTACCGAGACTAAAGGACCACTAATCGGCGGTTTTCATTTAGGAGGGAAGTCGGGAGATACTAGGGGCTGCAGCGGTTTATTGCTGCGGAGTCAGATTGATGAGGCTTGTGAGAAGCTCCGCCAGATGCCTACAGTATTGTTAGCAAAGAGTTCGGGTACAATACCCACAGAACGCTATGATATACAGTACTTTGAGGAGGCGAAGGTACATCCCAAAAGTCCGGTAAATTTCTTGCCTGAGGGTACCAATTGTAAGTATTATGGTACTGTCAAAGGACGAGCATCTTACCATTCTGACGTTGTTCCGACTGTCATTTCTAAGCACGTGGAGGACGTGTGTGGGGTCCCACCCAAGTGGGCCGGACCCAAATTCCGGACAGGATACCCATGGCAAGCATCCTTGCAGCACTCTGCTAAACCATCTATTGGTATAGAAGGGGGTCTGCTGGATAGAGCTGTTGCCGACTATAAGAAAGGTGTCCTCAAGGAATTAAAATCCCTCTCCAAACTTAAAAGGGAAGCAAGACCACTCACTGAAATGGAGACAGTGTGTGGCATTGACGGTAAGCGTTTTATAGATAAAATGCCGCCGTCAACATCTGTTGGTTATCCACTATCAGGGCCGAAAAGAGATTATTTAACTCCTCTCGATCCAGAGGAGGTGAAGACTCATCAGAGTCCGGCTGAGTTAGATCAGCGGTTCTGATGACGCCAAAGAGATGGAGCAGTTGTATAGAGAAGGGAAAAGAGCCTACCCTATCTTTAAAGCCTGTCTCAAGGATGAACCAACATCAAAGGCCAAAACCAAGGTCCGTGTTTTTCAGGGGGCACCTATTGCCCTCCAATTATTGGTAAGGAAGTATTATTTACCAATAGCACGGATCCTGTCAGTTTTACCTCTAACATCTGAATGTGCTGTGGGCGTAAATGCCCAAGGTCCGGAATGGGACCAGTTAGCAAAGCATGTCAAGAAGTTCGGAGATGAACGTATCCTGGCTGGTGATT